GAGTATGGCGTAGGTGGAGGCGAGGATACTGAGTTCTGCATAGAAGCTGAGAATGCTGGGTTTAAGGTATTAGAAGTATTTGAAAAGATGTGGGATGGCAGTCAATACACGGGCGGGTTTCCAATCTACCACAAGGGTGAAGGCACGATGCACGACATCAATTTAGTGGCAGACTACGATAAAGTCTTCTTACTAAACTCATTGAAGTTAGCAAAGAAGTACAATATAGAGTGGTATAGATGGCGTTTATCTAACTTCTGGGAGCGTGCAGTGTTTCTTAAGGGTGATCCAGTATTCCCTAGAGAAGTGACAAGATATACATGGGCAGTACAGAACATGGTGGGTAAAAAGATTTTAGAGATCGGTTGCTCAGATGGCTATGGTATTCAGTTCTTTCCAAAAGACATTGAGTACACAGGCGTAGATTACGATCCAATCATTGTAGAAGTAGCTAAGGAACAAGACTGGGGATACAACTCCAAGTTTGAATGGTGTGACATTAATGCCTATGAGCTTGAACAGTATGACACCATTGTAGCATTTGAGGTTATCGAGCACCTTGACACTGGTATGGAGATTGTTGAAAAGCTTAAAAAGCACTGTAAGCGCTTATTAATTACTGTACCAATGAATGAGCCACCTGGATTTTGGGGTCCACATCATAAACTGCATGGTCTAAATGAGAATCACTTTCCTGGNTTTGAATTTAACTATATCAATGAGCAAGGTGTAATTTCAGATAAGCCACAAAATATTGATNCAACGAACCCTTGCAACTTAATGATCTGTAGGTGGACTGCCAGTGAGTAAAGTACTTTGCTCCGTGGCAACACGGGGCAGGTACCACACAACACTGCCTCTAGTGTTAAACGCCATTATTAGTCAAACTAGATTACCTGACAAACTGGTCATCTTTGATGACAATGATGATCCGCAGGACATGCGGAATGAGATGATTTATCAATACTTTTTCCAGATGCTAGACATTAAAGGCGTGGCATGGGAGTGGCTTTATGCAGATAAAAAAGGTCAGCATCATATTCATCAAAGAGCCAACACCATGGGNTATGACTGGGTTTGGCGCTGTGATGATGATGCCATTCCTGAGCCTAACGTACTAGAAACACTTTATAGTTACATAGGACCTAGCACAGGNGCAATAGGGGGTTCAATACTAACCCCACCGTATATGCCTGACACTAATAGCATCACAGGTAGAATTGATAACATTGACTCAGAGCCAAACGTGCAATGGGGNAAGTTTAATACTGGGAGGCAAGTTGAACATTTACACTGCTCTTTTTTATATCGTGCTGGGGTGNATGACTATAATCTTGGTNTATCAAGGGTAGCACATAGGGAAGAGACTNTATTTACATATGGGTTAAGTAGGAAAGGCTATGCTATATTAGCTGTACCTGATGCAATAACATGGCATATGAAGAATCCTGAGGGTGGNATTCGCAGTGAGACTAAGAAGGAAATGTATGACCATGATGAGTTTATTTTTAGAAACATTCTTGAATGTCGTAATAAGACCATTGTGGTACTTAACTGCGGTCTTGGTGACCATATTGTATTTAGTCATATTCTGCCTTCAGTGCGTAGCCCTATGTTGTTTACTTGTTACCCTGAGGTGGTTGCCGGAAGATCAATAGCCGAGGCAGAGCACCTATTTGGTAACCTAGATGAGTGGAATCTATACAAGAAAATGGACCAATGGCACTGGACTGGTAGTCTAGAAGATGCTTACAGAAAGCTTTATCTATGATTATCATTGCTCCGTATGCTCAGAAGTTAAGAAATGGTAAGCAAAACCCCAAGAACTATCCATACTGGAAAGAACTGATTGCATTGATTAATGAGCCTATTGTTCAGGTCGGCATAGAAGGAGAGGATCAGTTAGTGTCTGACTTTAGAAAGAATCTACCGATCTCTGAACTACGCACCCTGCTTAAAGAATGCCGAACTTGGATTGGTGTTGATAGCTTCTTTCAGCACCTCGCATGGGACGAGGGAAAGCAAGGCGTGGCTCTTTGGTCAGTGTCTGACCCTTTGATATTTGGGCATACTGAGAATATTAATCTGCTTAAAGATAGATGCAACCTTGTTGATAATCAGTTTTTGTGGTGGGAGTTTGTCGAGCATAAGTCTGAACAATTTGTCAAACCTGAAGTAGTTTTGAAAAATATTTGAGTATTGGCATTTTTGAGTTATAATTTTAAAAAAGGATTTCTATGTCCCAGACTGGTTTCACGCCACTGCTTATCTATTCTAGCTCGACTACTGCTAATGTACCGTTGGCTTCAAAACTAACCAACAACACTTCAGGATCAGAACTAGCAATTAACATTACTGACGGTAAGTTATTTTACAAAGACAATCTAGGTGCAATTCAGGTTATTGCCACCAAGACAAGTACGGTAAACGTATCTTCTTTCTCAGCTGGTACAACAGGGTTCACCCCTGCAACTGCCACTACAGGCGTAGTAACTTTAGCAGGTACTTTAGCTACAACCAATGGTGGTACGGCACTTACTGTGTTTACTGCTAATCAAGTGTTCTATGCTTCATCAACTAGTGTATTTGCTCAGTCTACTAATCTACAGTTTAACGGCACCACATTAAATGTAAACGCTTTAGCTCTTGGTGGTACTCAGAACCAACAAATAGGTCAAGGTAACGCATCATTATTAAAAAACCGCATTATTAACGGTGCAATGGTTATTGACCAAAGAAACGCTGGCGCTAGTATTACCCCTACAAATGGTGCTTATACATTAGATAGGTGGCAAAGTATACTATCTCAAACTGCTAAATTTTCTGTTCAACAAAATGCTGGATCGGTTACTGCTTCAATCGGGTTTAACAATTATTTAGGTGTTACCTCGTTGTCCGCTTTTTCTTCAGCTTCTACTGATTATTTTTATCAAGCACAACCCATTGAAGGTTTTAATTTTCAAGATTTAGGATGGGGAACTGCAAGCGCTAAAACGGTTACATTATCTGCATCTGTTTATAGCTCTTTAACAGGAACATTTAGTGGTTCTTTGGTAAATTCTGCTGAAACTAGGAGTTATCCGTTTACCTTTTCAATACCAGTAGCCAATACATGGACATCAATAAGTGTAACTATTGTAGGTGACACTTCAGGTACATGGTTAGGTGGTAGCAGTATAGGGTGTAGAGTTAATTTGAACTTAGGTTCTGGCTCTATTTATCTTGGAACTGCTGGTGCATGGGCTACAGCAAATTACAAAGGAGTTACAGGTTCTGTTTCTGTAGTAGGAACAAGCGGAGCAACTTTCTACTTTGTAGGGGTTCAGTTAGAAGCTGGTAGTTCTGCTACTGGTTTTGAGTATCGTCAATATACTACTGAATTGGCATTGTGCCAAAGATATTACCAAAAAGTAGCTGGTCAATTTTATGGTGCTACAAATTATACAGGTTTGNTATCTGGGTTTTCTTTTCCATTAGACATAAATATGCGGTCAGCGCCAAGTGTTAGCGGAACTTATAATGTTTCCCAATCAAGAGGCGCTGCACCTTGGACAGTTTCACAGACAACAGGAATTACATTAGATAATAGTACGGTTACTTATTGGTTAAACTTACAAGTTGCTAATAATAGTACTCAAACTGCTGGTATATGTGCTGTTATTTATGATTCATCATTTCTTCTTTCCTCGGAGCTATAAATGACTTATCAATTACAACAAGGAGTTTACGGAGAAATATATTCTGTATGGCAAATAGAAACTAAATTAAGCATCCCGTTTGATCCAAATAATATGGATTATCAAGCCTATTTATTATGGTTATCTGAAGGTAACACACCACTTCCACCAAATTAAAACGTACAAAAATAAGAGGGCAAATGAACAACTTAACTTTCACAATTGACTTAGTAAATGGTCTTTTACAATACCTCGGTAGTCGTCCGTACATTGAGACTGCTGGGTTAATTGCTGAAATGCATAAACAAGCGAGTGACCAAGGTGCCCCAGCGCCTGTTGCGGTAAGTATTGAAAACAGTGCCGAATAAAATGGATATTCAAACCCTTATTAATGCTGTAATTACCTTATGCGGAGTTTTAGGGGGTTGGGTTCTTAAAGTAATTTGGGACGTTGTTAAAGAATTACAAGTAGCAGATAAAATTTTAGTAGAAAAAGTGAATACTATTGAGATATTAATAGCTGGTAGTTATATAACCAAGTTAGATTTTGAAAAACTGTCCGNGGCTATTTTTCTTAAGTTAGATCGAATCATGGATAAGATAGANGNTAAGGNAGATAANTGAACTGGTTAACACAGATAGCCCCTACTATTGCTACGTGCCTTGGTGGTCCGTTAGCAGGGTTAGCTGTAACNGCTTTATCTAAGTTATTTGGAGTTGCGCCAGATCAAGTGCAGTCAATGATTAATGACAACAAACTGTCTGCAGATCAGATTGCAGCAGTCCAACAAGAAGAGATTAAATTTAAAGAACAGACTCAAGCATTAGGCTTGAATTTTGAACAACTCGCAGTGGAGGATAGAAAAAGTGCTAGAGATATGCAAACAACCACTCAGTCTTTTATTCCTCCTCTGCTTAGTATCCTTGTCACTATTGGGTTTTTTGGCATACTGGCTTACCTTATGGTTACTCCTGCTGATACTACAAACACACCCTTAATGATCATGCTAGGTTCACTAGGTACGGCATGGACAGGGATTATTGCTTTTTACTTTGGTTCTTCTGCTGGTAGTCAAAAGAAAGATCAAATGCTATTTAACTCTCATCCTGCGCAATGATGCAAGATAACTTCGATAAATCACTTGAATTAATCCTGCAATCGGAAGGTGGGTTTGTACATAACCCAGCCGATCCAGGAGGTATGACCAACCTTGGAGTAACTGCTAAAACATGGGCAGAATTTAAAGGTAGAAGTGTTACTGCTAAAGAAATGAAGTCATTAACACCAGATGATGTTGCCCCTTTATATGAGCATAAGTATTGGGATGCATGTTCATGCGATGCACTACCTTCAGGTATTGATTACCTTGTGTTTGACTTTGCAGTGAATGCTGGACCAGGTAGATCTATTAAAACACTACAGAGTGTCTTAGGCGTACCTAAAGATGGTAGTATAGGACCTGTTACCTTACAGAATGTTGATATTGCAAATAAGAATGATTTAATTGCTCAGTTCTCAGAGGCTAAGAAAGAATTCTATGAATCCCTTCCGACCTTTCCTACATTTGGAAAAGGTTGGATTAATCGAATTAACATAGCTCGTGGTAACGCCAGCTCTATGATAGGCTAATATGACTACAGCCGCAGCAATGACATACGACAATCTTACTACTAATGTTGAGCAATACTTAGAGCGTAATGACGCTGCAGTAGTAAATCAGATTCCTACTTTTATCATGCTTGCTGAATTTGAAATAGCCGAGATGATGAAGTCATTGGGTCAGCAACAAGTAGTTGAAAGTGCAATGAGCATTGGTAACCCAGTTATTCCTAAGCCTGCAAGATGGCGCAAGACAGTATCGATGAACATAACAGTGAATGAGGCACTTCAACCTGTGCTTTTACGTAAGTATGAATATCTACGTAATTATGCTCCTAGTAGTGGTATTAGAGGAACACCTCTCTATTATGCAGATTATGATTATGATAACTGGCTTGTAGCCCCTACGCCAGATAAGAATTATGTGTTTGAGGTTTTATACTACGAGCGTTTATTACCTTTATCGTCTGACAACCAAACTAATTGGGTTACAAGAAATGCGCCTAATGCAATGCTGTATGGGACACTGTTACAAGCTATGCCATTTCTTAAAAATGATCAACGCCAAATATTCCAGCAGAAATACACAGAAGCAATTCAAGCTCTGTCAATGGAAGACAAGTTACGTGTTGCCGATAGACAAGCAATAGCACAGGATTCTTAAGATGACAACATACACAAACCCATTTACTGGACAAACTATTAGCCCTTCGCAGGTTGGGTATAGTCAGTTAACAATCTCTAGCAATACAACGCTTACTTGGCCTATTAATGGTAATAGCTCGACTAATGTAGCAGCAAATATTGTTGAAGTTACTGCAACAACCGCTGGCTTACAAGTGATCATGCCTGTTGCGCAACAAGTGTCCGTCGGTCAAGCTATTATTTTCCGTAACATTGGTTCAAACTCATTTACAGTTGTTAATAGCAGTGGCGGTACGATCATTGCTATTGCCTCAGGAATAGCAGATTATGTNTACCTAACTGATAACTCAACAGTCAATGGTANATGGNCTACGGTTACATTTGGTGCAGGAACATCATCCGCTGATGCTGCCTCTTTAGCAGGTTATGGCTTACTACCTATTAACACTACATTAAACCAAGAGTATTTAACTCAAAGCTATACGTCAGATTTAACGCTTAATGCTACCAATCGAGCTGGGTTTAATATCTGGAGAGGTGGCGCTGGAACGATAACATTACCTCCTTCATCCATTGGTAATGGCTGGTTTGCGATGATTGCTAATGACGGAACTGGCATATTGAATATTGCATGTCAAGGTTCTGATACTATTGACGGTAATGCATCTGCGCAATTGCAATTAACAGAATCATTTGTTATTGTATGCAATGGCACAGGTTCTGGATTTAACTCATTTGGTTATGGCCAAGCCACTCAGTTTGCATTTACAATTTTATCGTTAGTAGTCACTGGTGGCACATACACTTTATCTGCTTCACAAGCTTCTAATATCATTCAAGAATATACAGGTACTCTTTCCAGCAATCAAATTATTATTTTGCCTCCTACTGTTCAACTCTATTCATTTAGTAATAACACTACAGGCGCATATACTTTTACCATTAAAACTACAGCTATAGGCGCATCAACAATTACATTAGCCTCAGGGCAAACTATTATTGNTATTTGCGATGGAACTAATGTATTTAATTCACAAACAGCTGCTACTTCAACTGCTAGTTCATTAACTCTTGGTAATGGATCATCACCCAATCCTTCTTTAAACTTCACAGGCGATACATCAACAGGTCTATATTTATCAGCATCTGGTATTCTTGGATTTGCAGCTGCAGGAACTGCAGGTATGACGTTATCAACTGCAGGTTTAAAAGTAACTAATGGTATTGGAGGGGGTGTGTTTTGACCACTGAAATTTACAACCTAGAAATCCCTGCAGGTGTTCAAAGAGACGGTACAGTTTTTGATGCACCTTCTTATGTTGATTCATTATGGTGTCGTTTTCAACGTGGTAGACCTCGTAAAATAGGCGGTTGCAACGGCATCTTTTTAAATGCTCCAGGTGTTACACGTGGCATGGTGATGCAATCCCAAAGCGGTCAGAATTATGTCTACGGTGGCTATAATGNATCGTTACAATATTGGCAGACTGATCAAGATGATGGTGTAGGTTCAGGACCATANGCTATCTCTTTNACTGACTTTACTGCTAATGCAAACAATCTTTGGCAATTTGATATAGCCTACGATTCAGGCGGAACAAATGCACTTACCGTTATAGCACATCCTGGTCAAAATTTAGAGCACATTGACAATACGACAAATACACCAGTTTTGTATGGGACATTCCCTGGTGGTTCTATGTCTCAGGTAGGCGTATTCACTGCAACAGGAACGTCATCAGGCAGCACTATATTAATACCCACTCAGAATTATTTAATAGCAGTAGGACAAACAGTTACAGGTACAGGTGTTCCTGCTAATACTACAGTCACCTTTGTANCTGTAGTAACTAGTCCAAGCCCATTAACAACCGTAACCATTAATACTACACTTTCTGGAACGCCTACTTCATTTACTTTTAATAACAACATTTCCGTTTCAGGTGGATGTTGCATGATTTATCCATATTTATTTGTGTATGGGAACAATGGTCTTTTGCAAAACAACTCAGCTGGTGACTTAACTAATTGGGTAGGTGCTGATTCAAACTCTAACAACGTGGCATCTACAAAGATTGTCAAGGGTATGTCTGTTAGAGGTGGTACAACAGCCCCTGCAGGGTTATTCTGGTCTTTAGATAGCTTAATTCGTGTAGTGTATAACCCAACTACAGTGGGCACTGCTACGCTGTACTGGACATATGACATTATCACCAACCAGTCATCTATATTATCTGCTCAATCAGTTATTGAGTATGACGGTATTTACTACTGGTGTGGTGTAGATCGTTTCCTGGCATATAACGGTGTCGTTCAAGAAATACCGAATGACATGAATATGAATTACTTTTTTGACAACATAAACTACACGCAGCGTCAAAAAGTTTGGGCAACCAAGATTCCTCGTTGGGGTGAAATCTGGTGGTTTTATCCTAAAGGTGATGCAACTGAGTGTACGGATGCTATCATCTATAATGTGCGTGATAAAAAGTGGTATGACGCAGGGGAATCTATACTTGCTCAGCGCTCTTCAGGAGTATTTTCTGAAGTATTTAGATATCCTATTTGGGCGGGGAATCAGACTAATATAGTAGGTGATTACACTATTTGGCAGCATGAAAAAGGCACAGATCAAGTGTATCTAAACAATGTTAATGCTATTGACTCATATTTTGAAACTAACAGTTTAGGCTGGGTTAATGGCGGTCCAGGAATTTCTAATCAAATTAAAGGGCTAAATAGATGGATACGTGTAGAGCGTGTTGAGCCTGACTTTGTTCAGACAGGCGATATGACATTAACTATTACTGGTCCATCATATGCAAATGCCCCGAATGATGTAAGTATCCCTTATACATTTTCGCCTACTACGCTTAAAATTGATATGAGAGAGCAACGCAGAGAAATGCGTATGCGCTTTGGTAGCAACGTAGCAGGTGGTAACTACCAATTAGGTGACGTGCTAATTAGTGCTGACATTGGTGATGAACGTGGAACAGGTAACCCATAATGTTATCTTATGATCCAAGAGGTCACACATGGGATAGTTGGTGCTCTCTAATGGCAGAATTATTTGCTGGGCAACAATTAGGTACAGTCCCTGAAGAACGCTGGACTGAATGGGCTTCAGGCATGCAAGGTATTGGGTATTTTGTAAGCTCAGGTGTTCCAGACCCTAGAGGGTTTGATAGTTGGCAAGACTGGGCACAGAGATTAACAGGTATCATGACCATAAAGAGACATAGATAATGGCAATGCTTACTGATCAAAACGGCAACCCCATTTCAGGTGCAGGTGCATGGGGCTATAGTAACGATACAGGCGATGGTGTCGGTGGGCTGATGTGGAATCCTATAGCATCTAACTTAGACTTTACTGGTTTAACTTATTCTGGTACAGGTAATCCTATCGGTGAAGCTGGTATGGGTAATGGTAATTACGAAAACTATACAGATGCTTCAGGCACTACTTATAGTCTTGACCCTAGAAATGCTAATAATTGGGCCAATAAGATAGCCCCAACACCGACTACCTATGACCCTAAGTCATTGTCTACAAACTGGCAAGGCTACAATTATTTTAATACACCAGCAACCGATACCAATTCACAACAGACTTATTACATAGACCCTAAGACAAATAAACCTGTCTTGTGGAACTCATGGGATGCTAATTCCCCATTTATGTATGACATGCCAAATACCCCAAGTAGTTTTGATAATTTCATCACTAATAACGGGTGGATGATTCCCTTGGCAATGGCTACTACTGGTGCGGGCGCTGCATTAAGTGGAGGCGCTGCTGCCGAAGGTGTGGGAGGATTAACAGCTGGAAGTACAAGCGCTGGCGCTGGATTAACAGGTGCTGTTGGTACTGGTGGCGGATTAGCAGCATCTTCTGTGCCAACTCTAGCAGGTGGACTTGAATTAGGCGCTGCAAGTGGGCTAACAGGTAATGCGGCAGTAGATGCTGCACTGGCTTCTGCAGGTAAAGGCGCTTTAACTAATGCTGGAATGAACAGCGTAAACCAATTAGCTACCACTGGTTCTATTAATCCTACTAAGGTGCTTAATGCTGGACTCACAGGCGCAGTTGCAGGTGGAGTAGGCAGTGGGTTAACTTCTGCCGGATTACCTTCATCAATTGCTAATACCGTAGGTGGTTCTGCTGCAGGTGCCACGGGCGCTGCGTTGAATGGTAGTAATATTGGGCATGGTGCATTAGTAGGCGGTGCTGGTGGTGCTGCTTCTGGAGTGGCTAATACTGTAGGTAAAGAACTAGGACTTGATCCTATATCTCAAGGTGCTCTATCTGGTGCTATTCGTGGTGGCACAATGGCTGGCGTAAACAATGGAAGTATTGCCACAGGCGCATTGACAGGAGCTGCAGTAGGCGGTGCATCAGCAGCTGGGGGTCAAATTGGTAATGCAATAAGTAATGGTGTTACTGGCGATACAGGTAATACTTTACTCGGTCA